AAGATTGGTACAGGAACACAGATCGCAACTATCTGTCATAGAGGTTTTGCGTATGCTGTTGATGATGTAGCTGTATTGGCTGCTGGTGAAGATCCAATGGGTCACATCAGAAACCAAATTGCAGATGCTATCAACAAGCTAAACTCTGCAAGACTATTCAGTCTATTAGATGGTCTGTTTGGATCAACTTTTGGCCCATTAGGTGCAAACTCACTTGATTTAAGTAAGGGTGCTGCTTCTGGTGCTGATACTGATAACTTCTTGACAGCTTCTACAGTTGCAAGAGGAAGATCACTTCTTGGATCAAGAGGAGATGAGTTAGATACTCTAGTTGTTCATCCATCTGTTGCTTACTACCTTTATCAGGTTGGTATGCTTACATTCTCAACATCTGCTCTTACAACTGGTGGTGCAGTAACTTGGGGTGGTGGCGGTGTCGGTGTTAACGAAACAAGCATCGGTCAGTTTGCTGGAATGAATGTTGTTATTGACTCACAGGTTAATACAGTTCATCCTGGTACAACAGGTCATCAGAAAGAGTTCCGTTGCTACTTAATCAAGTCAGGAACAATTCTTGAAGGCGAACAGTCTCCACTAAACATTGAATCAGATAGAAACATCTTATCTAAGCAAGATGTTATGTCTGTTGATTATCATAGTGCTTATCACGTTATGGGAACTAAGTGGACTAACGCTGCTGACAACCCAACTAACGCTCTATTGGCTAACGATAACAACTGGGCAATCACATACGATGCTGATTTAATCCCTATAGTCGAGCTAATCGTTAACTCACCACTTGATACAGGTACTAATCCTTAGTATTGTTTAATTAGTGGTCAGAAACCTCATCAATTATTGGTGGGGTTTTTTCTTTACGCTACAATAAAACTAAATTACTTTATAGATCGTGGCAGCCACCATAAATGCAACTATTAAAGGAGAAAATGCTAATAGCTATGTCACATTGACTGAAGCTAATAGTTATTTTGAAACAGTTCCAGATTCAACAACCTGGGATAATAAGACTGATGACCAAAAAAATAGATCATTAATAGCAGCTACCAGATGGATTGACAGCTTTGTTTACTATGGCGACAGATGCGATGATGGACAGGCACTTAAATTTCCTAGAAATAATTATCAGGTAGACGGAGTAGAACTAGCTTGCAGCACAATTCCAGTAAATATTAAATACGCACAATATGAACTATCCAGAGCATTAGCAAATGATACAGATGCAATGACAGGAAATGTAGGAACAAATGGAAACATATCTGAAGCAAAGTTAGGAGACTTAGCAGTTAAATACAACACAGCTAGTCAGGGAACAGGATCAGTAAATAATATTTTAGATGTTTACCCGTGGTTACAAAGTTACCTTGGAGCGTATATGTTAGGTGGTGCAGGAACTTTCCAACTACGAGCGGTAAGAGGATAATATGGCATTTGTAGACGATACCTTCAAAACTTTACCAGCACAGTTACTAAACCAGTTTGGCATAGACGTAACTTACATAAAAGCTGCAACAACCCAAACCTACAACGCAACAACAGGTGAAGTTGGTGGATCGGACACAAACGTATCTATGAAAGCATTAATAACCAGCGTCACAGCAACAGAGTTTCAATCAACATCTCAGACAACAGACGTACAAATAATATTTGGTAACGCAGAACTAGGAAACTATTTCCCAACCAGTAGAGATCGCATACAATACACAGAAGCAGGAGCAACAAAAGTGGCAAGAATAGTAGACGTAAAAACATCCAGAGGCGACCAACCCATCCTCCACACAGTACTGGCACGACCACAATAATGGCTAAAAACGAAATTCCAAAATTAATAAATAGACTAAAAATTGTTTCTAGAGCTTTAACTTATACTGCCCCTGCCCGTGCTACTGAAAAAGTAGTTAAGACTCTTCAAGTAATAGGACCAAGATGGACAGGACTATTTTCTAATTCCTACATAATAAAAAGTGAGCAATATGGCTTAATAGCTGATGGAAGTCAACAACCAGGAAATCCAACTCCAGTACTATTTTCTGGAGGACCACCAGTTAGTGCAGTTGAAAAAGTCTTAGCTGCTGGAGAATCTATATTTTTAATAGGAAATAATGTTTACTACGCAGAACAAGCAACAGACTTAGAAGGCTTCAGACCTTCAGATAATAGAAACCTTGATCTTCCATTAAAAACTCAAATATTTGGCGAAAGAAAAGATCGTAGAGGTCTTGTAAGTACTGACCTTGAGGGTCTTACTAGCGGACCAAATAGTGCAACTGCTCCTTTAGATTGGTTTACAGACTATGCCCAAAAAGGCGGTAAAATGCAAAAAGAAGTAGAAATTGCTTTTAAAAGTGTTTTTGAAAAAATAAAATGAACTATCAATCTGTACGCACAGCCATCGAAACCCCATTTCAAACTGACTATGGTGCGTTAAGTCCTGCAATTCCAGTATTTTTTGATAATTTTTACAATGTTTTATCTGATAGCGTGGATGAATTTATTCATGTAAACATAAAATTTGGACTAACAACTGAAACTGCACTTACCTCTTCTCATAATCATATTCGAGGAATAGTAATCGTAAGAATTTGCACAGAAAAGAATAAAGGACCAGCTAGAAATCAAACCCTTGCCACAACAGCGTTTACAACCCTAAATACTTTAGACAACACAGCAAAAGCAACAAGCGGAGTTTATGTACGCATGGGACAGATTGATGGACCGAGCTTCACAACAGTCGAAGGTGGTCAAGAATCCAGGAAAGGGCTTTATCCATTCTTTATGTCAAGAATAGAAACAGATTTTCAAGCTCAGTTAACTCCTTGAATCTTTTCATCAATTTACGCTATCCTATAGACATATCGGGTAGTACCCGTATGTTCAAACCTTAGAATTATTAATCATGGCTACAGTTCTATCGGGTACTTCGGGAGCGTTATATTATTCTCCTGCTGGTACAAGCTCAACACAAATTGCTGCTGCTTCTTTTCCCTCATCAGGAGGAAACATTACTGTTGGTACACAGTTGGGTTACAAAGTTAACGATACAGTAACACTTGCATATCCAGGAGGATCAACAGTAACTAACTGTATTGCAGCAGGAGATCATTTTGTAAAAACTTATGATGCTTCAACAGGTGTTATGACTCTTTCTGCTACCGCAGGGGGAGCAGCATTAACAGCTTCAGCACAACCTACTTTTACAGCAGGAACTTTTGCAAGCATTACATTTACAGCACCATTAGTTGTTGGATCTGTAAGAGAATGGAGTTTTGAGATAACCAGAGCAGAAATTGACGTAACAAGTATCGGTCAAACTGTTACTCAAACCGCACCATTTAGAACCTTCATCTCAGGTTTTGCTGATGGTAGTGGATCTGCAACTGTTTATTCAACAGATGATGACACATTACTATCCAGTAGAATGGTTGAAGATGTTATCCAACGTCAGCAAACTGGTGCAAAAGTTAGATTGTATATTGATCGTCAGATGAGTGGTGCTAACGTAGATCAAAGTGCAAGTAGATCAATCTTGGCAGATATTATTCTTACTTCTGCTAGTTTTAACGTAAACCCAGATGACGGACAATCAGTAGACATAGCGTTCAGACCTAGTGCTGCTCCTACATTCGATCTATCTAAGACTGCATAATACTATATTAGTAGTTATTAATTATTATGAACCTCGGTCAATCCGAGGTTTTTTATTGCATAATGAAGTACACTAATAGAAAAGTACATGAAACTTATGGCGACATTGAACGCTCTCGACAGACTTAAAAAAGCTGCAAATCTCGAACCAATCAAAAAACAAGTAACCCTGTCCGATGGTTCGATATTCGAGATGTTTGTAACACCATTAACAATGGCAGAACGAGAAAGAGCCCAAAAACAGGCTAGAAGCGATGACTCAAATGCCTTCGCTTTACAATTATTAATAAATAAAGCACTAGATCAAAACGGAACAAAATTATTTAACGCAGGAGAAATAGACGTTTTAAAAAACGAAGTTAAGGACAGCGATCTGCAGTCTCTTATGCTTGCGGTTATAAATGCAGAGGAGGAAGAAGTAATAGACCCAAAATCCTAGCCAGCCAGTTAAAAAAGGATAACTGGATGATGCTTAAGTTTGGAGTAGCCAAAGAATTAGGTAAAACGCTCCATGAAATAGGCAGCATGACAGAAGCAGAATTAATAGGATGGAGTGCCTACTTCCAAGTAATAAATGAAGAACAAGAAAAAGAGTTTGAGAAAATTAAACGCAGAAGATAGTGCTAATCAGTTTATTTAATGTAAAATAAAGTAAATGTTTAGTTATAACTTGTGGCTTATCAGGCTGAGATAAAAGTTGGTGTGAGAGGACTTAAAAGAGTCCAAGATCTTCAGAGTGCTTTAAATAAGGTAAGTGTAAAGATAAATGCAATAAATAAAGTTGAATCTGCTAAAACATCTACTGCACAAAAACAAAAATTAACTTCTGTTGAAAAGAATTTAAAGATAGAAACACAGGCATCACAAATTCAAAAAAGAGCTTTAGGTATAAAAAATAATATTTTGAAGCTGGATATGAAAGGAGTAAAGATTAGCCAAGTAAAAGCTAAGTTAACTAGAGCCATAAATCAAGCAGAAAAGGGTAAGTTTATAAATGCTAAACGGAATATAGCTGTAGCTGAAAAAGAACTACAAATATTAAAAGAACAAACAGTAGAAAGGGGTAGACAAGCTAAAGCCACAGGTAAAAGTACATTTCAGTTTCCTATGGGAAAAAGCAGTCCTTTACGCTTTAGCGATCAAGGGCAGTTATTACCTGGATCTAGTAGAAGATTTGACGTAGGAAGTGCAGCTATAAGTGGTGGCTTTCCTCTTTTATTCGGTCAAGGCCCACTTACAGCAGCAGCAGGAGCTTTAGGTGGTGGTTTTGGTGGGATGCTTGGTGGACAAATGGGTGGTTTTGCAGGAGGTATCGCAGCCACAGCAGCAGTCCAATCCATCCAAAACGCTGTAAACGCTGTATCACAGTTAGGACAAGCTTTAAGTCCAATAACTCCTAATATTGAAGCATTATCAAAGTCTTTAGGATTAGTAGGAACTCAAGAACAAAAAAGACTTCAATTAATAGAAGAAGTTAGAGGAAAACAGGCAGCTTTCAATGCAGCAGTAGATGAAATGCGTAGAGTGATAGGAGATGAAGCAACTGAAAGATTAAGAGAATTTGGTGAAAGTACAAGATTAATAGGAAATGAATTTTCTATTGCTATGACAAAAATGCAAGCTGCATTAGCTGGATTGTTTGGTGCTGTAGATAGATTTCTTGGATTGACAAGAGGTGCTGAAAAATCTCAAAGAAATAGGGCTATAGCAGGAAGTGATAATCCAGAAGTAGTAAGACGTAGAGAAGAAATTGAAAGATTACAAAATACAAGTGGTGGAGGAAGAAGTGGTGCTAAAAATAGACAAGATAGAATTAAAACATTAAAAGCAGAATTAGATGAATTAGGAAAGCAAGAAGTCAAGATTAATAAAATTACAACTAGAAGGGAAAATTTAGATTTAATAGAAAGTTCTGTAGGTAAAAAATTAAGACAAGAAAATGAGCTTTTACAGGCAAAATTAGATGGTAATTTTGAAGAAGTAAAATTAGCTCAAGAGGTAAATGCAGAAATTCAAAAAAGATTAGATAAAGGAATGGGTTTGATGGAAATAGACGTAGAGGCAATAAAAAATGCAAAAATTAACAATAGAGAATTAACAAAACAAGTTGATTTAGCAGAACAGGTTAAAGATGCTTTTGACTCTTTAGGCAAAACTATAAATAATGATATTAAAGAAGGTATAAAAGGACTCATAAAAGGAACATCAACTCTTGGAGATTTACTTAATAATGTTGCCGATAGATTTCTAGACGTAGCATTAAATCAAGCATTATTTGGTTCAATATTAGGTTCTGAAGGTAAAAAAGGTGGAGGAATATTAGGTGCTATTGGTTTATTTGCAAACGGAGGTAGACCACCAGTAGGCAAACCTTCAATCGTAGGTGAAAGAGGTCCAGAACTATTTGTACCAAGGTCATCTGGAACGATTGTGCCAAATAATAAACTTGGAGGTGGCGGTAGTACTAGTGTTGTTGTTAATGTAGACGCATCTGGAACAGATGTTCAAGGAGATGATGGTCAAGCAAAAGAACTTGGAACTCTTAT